GTAGTAGCTTGCCATAAACTGTCTTGGTACCTTACAATGTCTCTATCTGAGTAATTAGAAGACTCAACAAAATTATCTTTAAACAATGTTGTTACATTAGACGCATCAGGGGAACCAATTACTAAGTATCTGCCGTCTGTAGATACCGCAAGTGCGGCACCAAATCGTTGGCCATTATCTGCTACACTATTATCAGCATCTAAAATCTGTGATACTTTCCAAGTACCTACAGAACCTGCTCTAGTATAAACAAATACTTTACCGTTGTTTGAATCAGGTGCTCCGATTACAAGTACAGTGTTAGCTTTATTGACTGCTAGTGCTACTCCAAAGTTGGCGTCTTCACCTGCTGTTTCATTTACTAATATTTGTTTTTCTTGGAATGCATCTGTTCTATCTAAAACCAGCCATTCTTCTTTAGCATCTTTATCTATCCAAAGTCTATTAATTGTTTCTTTATTTTGTTGTAATAATTTATTTGCTGTATCTATATCGTCTACCCTAGAATCAACAAATTTAATAATTCTACCATTAAGATTTTCAGTTTCTGTTGCTGATGCAAGACCTGTATCATCAAGTACTTCAATAGCTGTTCCCGATACAGAGCTAACTTTGTAAAAACTTGCAATTCCGTCTATGTTATAAACGCCTATAATATCATCTTTGGATATATCATCTATTCTTGTAGTATCTAGTATTAGTTTGCCACTCGATCCCAATTGTTCTATACTAGTAATATTATAATCTGTACGTAGAGCAGTATAAACATTCCAGATTAAATTATCATTGCCTATCCAGAATTTGTCACCTTCTCTAATATTTGCAAATGTTAAAGATAACAAACTATTATACTGATTTAGAACAAATTCTACATCTTCTGAATTTACATAACCAGAATTTTTTGTGTATGTTTTAGTAACATACTTTTCAGGAAATGGTGCATGATTATAATTTTGCGGACGCAAATATGTTTCAAATGGCTGTATTCTGTAAACTAAATCAGTTTCTAATCCAGTGATTCTATCTACTAGTTCAAAACTTTGCGGACTTAGGCGCATTTTACTTTCGTCTAATTTATACTCAACTTCTTCAAATCCGTCGGCTGCGCCATACTGGCCGCATTTGATTGCCCATTCTTCATAAAATTCTAAACTATCTTTGTCTGCACTGCTTAATACATTAAACAATTTATCTAAGGCATTCTGTGTGCCTTTATCTTGTATCATTCCCTGATAAAACTTATACTGACTTACATCATCATTAATAATATTTGCTAGGTAGTCTCTATTTTGATATCCTATCAAATGCTGTGCAAATTTTTGCTGTTCTATATCAAAATTATCTGTGTCTAAATCATAAAAATCTGCAAATTGATTAACCTTGTATTCAAAGTTTGGAATAAGTTTCATCTCTGGGTCTTCTGACAGACGTACCCATTGATTAGCATCAAATACATTATTACCCGGAACCTTATTTCTTGCAGTGTAGAAAAACTCTTTATACTTAACAAGGTCACCTATAGCATAATCTTTCCATTGTTCCCATTCGGTAACTCTTGCATTATCAAAAATAAAACCTGGAACATTTAAACTACCGTCCCAGTCTGTAGTTCTATAACCTAGTACTTTAATTCTTTCTTGTCTATAGCCTGGTTCTTGATCATAAATTATATCTCCAAACACTGTTTTGTTGTCTATTAAAACTACATGTTCTTTTTGAACAAGAGATAATCTAATTCCAAATATACCATCAGCAGTAGCCTTAGGCTTAATTACAAATTCGTTTGGATTCTCTCTCGTTAGTCTAGCATTCTGCGGTTCTAACTTTTTGCCATCAGCTTTAAATAAACTGTATCCATAAAAAGTATCGTAAATATCATCTACTATAGAATACTCTGAATTAAATTTAATTTGAAATGCGCCCGGGCTTAGGGTAATAACACTGCCTGCTCCCCAATTTTGTGTTGTCCAGAACATAAATTCTTTGGAGCTAGTTTGCCAGTCTGCAATAAAACCATTTTCTTCGTCAAAATAATCAAAAACAAAGCCTTGACTTTCTAAATATTTTCCGTATCCTAACAAAAAGTCAACAACCTGTTGTATAGTTGTGTAAACTGTTCCGTAAGAAACTTTTTCAGGAATTGTTGAGAATGTTCTCCTAAATACTGCTTGACGACCACCTACAACTGGTAGTTCTGGAATTTTTGCAAATTTTGTACTATCAAATTCAGTTGTGCTAGTATGTGTTGTTGTTACACGATAATAATTATTTTCAAATTCTACAATAGATCCTGCACTATATAATTTATTAGAATCCCATAATATAAATGTTTGACTTACGCCGCCCACATTAATAACAGGATCACTTTCTATTTCAAACGGTCTATAATATGTAAAATAAGGTTGTTGTACATTGTAGCCTTTTACAACAAAACCGTAACTTTGTTTTTCTATGATTACACCGCTATAGGTTATATTTTTTATAGGACTACTTGTGTTTAAAAATATTTTGTAATTTTCTTCAGGTACAAAAACATTTCCTTCGTTTAAAGGAGTTCTACTATCTAGCAATAATTTAAATTTGTCTTTAGAAGTATATCCTCCTAATTTAAATCCTATAAAGTTTGAAATATTTTTTAAATTATTTTTATACGAATCATATGTTACAGTAACATCAGAAGATAGATAATCAAAAACATAATTAACAAATCCACTTGTATAAACTCGTTGTGTATCCTTTATAGTATTTGGAAAAACAATATTAGATAGTTTTAATTGAACATTAGGATTATCATAGATAATGTCATCTACTAATCCTCTTTTTTGACGAAGTCTGTCCCATGCTACACTCATTGACCTATTAGGCTGGTTAACAAATATAGACGCAACTAAAGCAAATGGATATTCTGAGCTATTTCTCCATGTAGTCTCTACAGGACTATGGTCGCCATATACAAAGTTAAAATCAAGGTCAGTTGTAATAAACTCTTTGACATAACCGCTGTATACAGGACTTACCAACTCGCCATTTTCGTCTACAGGCAAATGATCTAATAAATCCGGACGTTTGTATTTTTCATTAACTGTATACGAACCTTGTGCGTTTCTAACTATACCGTTTTGAATATCTTCCCATAACAGGAAATTATTACTTGTATAAGGTGCTTCTCCGTACTGTTCGTCCCACCAAGTAGGTTTGATAGTAAAGCCTTGCATTTCCCAAGGATGAGTATGCGGACGGTCTGTATCATAGGCCCATTTATAAATTCCGCGCCACCAACCGCTAATTGCATTACCGCTTGGATCTAACATTCCTTTATGGTTAAATGTAAAAGAGTTTTCCCTAATATAGTTTATATTGTCTGTGTAATCGTTATCTACAAGTTGCAACCATTGAACAAAATCACTTAACATTGTGTCATCTAACTGCTTTTTAGTAACACCTGTATTTCTATATTCGCTAGGCACATAGTCGCTAATATCAAACAGATCCTTGTCATATTCAACTTTAAGGTTATTGTAAATTCTTCTTTCGAACTCAAGAATTAACTCATCTCTAAAATCGCCATAAGTTTTTATAATACTTCCGTCATGGCCTTGAATTACTTCAGTAGGTTCTAAATATCTATCGTCAATAAATTTAGTAGGAATATACTTAGGATATAACCCTAATTTTGTTGGAGTAGCAGGACAGAAAGATCCGTTAGTTGATTCATATTCATAAATTTCTATGACATCGCCGATTTGCTTTATAGTTGTAATAATAGCAAAACCTTCGCTGTTAAAAGTATAATCAACGCCGTGTACTAATTGAATGCCGTTTTGATATATCTGCACAGCTTTATCGCTTGCATTTTCTAAACTAAATGGATAAGTCAATGCAAAAAATTGGAGATCGATGTCATTTATTTCAAATACATTACGAGTCGATGCTCCTGTAGGAATCATGTCTGTAAAATAAAACGGCATTGTATTTGTTTTATCTTTAAGCATTTCACGTAAGATTAAATCTACGTGTGTTTTAACTGGTCCGTCAAAACCTAGTTCTTCGGCTTTTTTTATAAATGTTCTTTTATATTTTCCGTATTCTCTTCGAGCATATTTTATAGCCTTTACTAAATTAGATTCTTTGTCTAGTAAATGATATAATGCTAAGTTCATTGGTGCAGAATGTTTTACAATTCTTTTACCATATTTTGTAATATCTGTAATATCACGTAAATTACTTACTCCGGGAAATAAACCATCAAAATTATCTGCTTCTTCTACGATAGACCTTACATGGTCATTAACTTCGCCTAGTGTAAATTCAGTTATGTTTTCGTTTAACGGATTTCTTTCAAAATTATTTGCTATTTCGTAGTAACCGTTTTCATTTTTTACAGCAGAACTACGTGTTTTTATTTTAATAACATCGCCATAATTAGGTGCTACTGTAAAATTAATTACAGATTGATTTTCGTTATTTGTTGTAAGAGTATAATCTATATTAGGTTGTTGAATTTGATTATTAACAAAAACTCTAATCCATAAATCTTCTAATAATGCACTTTCATCATATACATCAATAGGATATGATATTCTTGTATTATCTACATCATACTGTCTAATAACATTTTGACTACTTAAAGTGTCTGCTTTTTTCCAACCGTTTACATACTCAAAGTCAGAAAGCCCGTTATACTTTCTTAAATAACCTATACCGGACAACGTTGTACTATAAGATTCATCGACATATGCAATGCCATCTGAAAGTAAGTCAAAGTTAAAAACTAAATCACCTACGTTCTGTATGCTTCTATAAGATAAAGGAAATCCTAATTCTGTATCATTTGTGCCGCTGCCAACTTTATATGAAAAAAGTTTTGTTCCGGTAAAGTCTTGCGATTCGTAATAATTAGTATCTCCTAAACTGTTACCATTTACATCATAAATGTCAAATAAAGGCGACTGGTTAATTGTTGTTTTGTCTTGAGCTAGTTGCCAACGTGTTCCGTTGTAAAACAACATTTTACCTTTGTAAACTTCTCCATTTTTACAAAGAACAACTTCATTTTCGATTGGAGCAGAATCTTCAACTTCTAAAAGCGCAATTTGTCTAGAATTTCCAAACAATATAAAACTTACTTCGTAAATTCTACCATTTACCCTTTCATCAGTATCTGCGGTAAACATAACTCGCATACCGTTGGCTAAATCTACTCCGTCAACATTGTAACCTTCAGATCCTTCTATAGTACTAAAAACATCAATTGTAAAATCATCAACTAAGTCGATGTTACTTTTAACTTGTGTTCCAAAATTAAATAATTTTAAATTAGATTCAAACTCTATAATTGGTCTTACTGCTCTTTTTGTTTGATCTATATTAGCAGGTATACCATTTATACTTGCAGATTTTTCAATAATGCTTTTATGGAACCATCTATTATATTTTGACCAAAGGTTACCATCTTTACTACCGCGGTTAATTGTAATATAATCTTTGTTGACAGGATAACCAATTGCTTCAGAATATGGCAAGTTGTCAAATCCGTCATTGTCAAAACTTACTTCAAGGTCAGTAGTAAAAGAACTAGGTACATTTAATTCTACTTCAGAAATAAGAACAATTTTGTCACCTACACCTTCTACATACCAATTTCCTGTATTATATTTTTCAGGTATTACAGTTCCTTGGAAAGAAAGTTTCATACCATTTGATATTTCTATACCACTATTAGTAGTATATGTCTTCTTTCCTAATATTTCTGTACCTACATCTAATGAAGATGCTTCGTCAATATCGTAAATTCTTATTAAATTTCCTGCATTTACATCAGTGTCTGCAACATAGTAAATTTCATTAGGAGTGCCGTTGTCGGGAGTAAACTCGATTACTCCTTTTTCTACTCCATTATCACTAACTTCCCTAGTTAAATTAAATGTAGTATCTATTTCCCACTTACTTGCATCATCGGTAAACTCTTTAGATGCTCTAAAGTCTTGTAACGATTTATAAATTGTATTTTGATAAAAAACTCTTTCGCCAATAGAATACAAAGTTTCTGGCACCCAAGCTGGAGCATTTTCTCTTTTTGATCTTAGTGAAAACGGCAATCCTGGTGTGTCTATTTCAAATCTATAAGTAACACCTCTGTACAAAGTTAGTTGAGGATTTTGTGTAATACCGTCAGGAGATAAAATATATGCAAAATTATCTGTGTTGTCTATAGATCTTACAGTGTATGTGCTTACAACTAGATCGCTTACACCAGATACTGTGATTGCTTGAGGACCGTCTGGCAGCCAATAATATTCACGAAAGTTTACAAATTTATCCCAATTGATATGAGGATTCCATGCATAGTATTCTTGTCTATTTAAAATGCTATGGTCATCTACTGTGCCGTCTAAGTTTTTAATTTGATTAATGTAATCATTATAGTCTCTATAAAAATTAACATTACCTAAATCGTCTTTAATTACTGCCGCTGGCTCAAGTTGATAATTTTCTCTTTGTTGATTTACATCGCCGATATAAAAATCATCTATAGCATGACCCGGAGAACTTTTTCTTCCGACATAGCCATTTAGTTTTTCTGCAACACCGGGTTGTATAAGTTGATCAAGTGTGCTAGATAAAAACTTGTTGTTAACTTCAGACCTAAAGTAACGGGGCAGATGCTGAGAACTTTTTCTGCGTTGTTTTCCATCGCCTGGCAACGGAAGCTCATTTTGATCTTTATTATAAGCCATTAGTAACTAAGTCCTCCGGTATTTGATGAGCTAAAAGAACCACTTTGTATTCCTGTATTTGTTGTTGTTACTTCTGTAACAATATTACCGCTTGCTTTTAATCTATTTGCTGTTATAGCATCTATAATATCTATGTCTGCAACTGTTGCCGCGCTAATAAAAATTTCGTCTGCTTCAGATTTTATTTCATACAATGAACCAAATGATTGATCTTCTTGTACTGGAACAATTACAAATGTAACTAAATCCGGAGATAATTCATTCATTACATAACTAGAAAGTTCTGAGAAATAAAACTTGTCTCCAAAGTCCCAATTTTCAAGTGCAAAAAATCTGTTTACAGCACGAATTACATTAGACTTTAGTTCATTATCATTTATAACTAAATCAGGATTTTTAACTATTTTGAATCTAGCTTGCAAATCAGCCTCCGCCTTGTCTCCAAAAAGCACTTTATACTTAACCGGATGATAAATTACTTCATCGCTAAGTGATTTAATTTTGTTAATTTCAGACCCATAACTTATAAACAAATCATCACTACTAGGAGGAAGAGGTTTATCATTTATACTGTCATCTAGATATTGCCTGAACAAAGAGTCGTATCCTCTTGTTAAGAGATAAGTGTCTATTATATTACTTGCACTAGGATCAATTCTCGAATTTTGATCAGCGGCATGTAGGTATTGGAATTTAAAACCTGCACGGCCAATTTGCGCTTTATATTCACTAGTAACTGTAAGTTCACTATTATTATTCAAAACTTCAAAAATATCTTCTTCTAGATAGTAGAATGTAGTGCCTGCATCATATTGGCTAATGGCGCCAATAGTAGCTTTCGATGTAAAGATTTTTAAGTTTATAGAATCTTTATCTACATAAACAAAGTCATTTACTCCGTCAGTAGTTGTAATCTTTTTAAGAATAACTAGTTTATCAATAGCATTAGTTTCTTCATCTACAATTTCTGCAAATAAATCAGGGTTGTCAACTACACCATCATCGTCGGAATCAAAGAAACTAACTTGTATTTTTTTGCTATCTACATATCCTTCAGCATCTCTATATTCTTCAACTATTTCCCAGTCAAAATCATAATTAAAAGGATACAAGCTATCAGGTTTATTGTTTATGTTTAAGATACTAATTTTATCCTTAATAATTTTTCCGGTTTTATTGTTATAAATTTTATCAGTACTATCGTAATAAAATCTAACCTCTTGATCACTTTCAAAAACATACCTCATTGCTCTATAGGTAATTGTATATTTTTCACCATCAGTTTGGAATAGTAACAACCAACTACTATCAAGTTGTTGTCCTGTGCTATCGCCTGTTTTACCTGTGCTAAATTCACTCGAGATGTCTAAATTATCTTCAGTTACTATTCGCCATTCGCCATTTACTTGATCATATCTTAAACCAAAAGTTTGATATGCAAAAATCTGTGTAACTGCCTGGGCTTTTACGTCAGCAGTTAATGCTGTTGGTAATGCTGTACGAATTTCTGTTAATCTTGATCCGGTAGGAATAACATCGTTGAATACAATAGGACCTGTGCCGTCTTCTAATAGCTCAGTACCGTCGTCGCTTACGCTAACAACTTTAGTCCATTTGTATGTTGAACCTCCCCTGTAATCTGGTTCACCATCTACAAGTTCACCGTTTAAAAAATGTTTGCCGGCAGGCGGTTCAAATTTTAACAAACTGTTTAGTTTTACATATTTCATGTTAGAACCAGTAAATGTTCCAACTTTAACTTTTACAGAATTAGGATTTGTAAGATAACCTGTAACAGAATTAGTATCAGAAGTAATCTGATTCCAGACCGAACCTAAATCATCAACAAACAAACGAGGATATTTGTCATAATAATAATTTCTAACTTTTATACTTCCTAATATTGGCTGAATAGTGTTAACAATAGCGCCTTCAATATCAGTTAATGTATCAAAACTAAATGTTTGTTTTAAGCTAAGGTAATCTTTGTAAATTGAACCATCTTTACCGTACAAGTTTGTAGTAGAATATTTGCCTGTTGCATCTACTAAATCAAAATATCTGCTTATAGCACTAGAGGTTCTGTTAACTGCTTTTGCCTTTACAATTTCTTGACTTGTTGTAAGCGGTCCGATTTGATAATCTTCTGCTGTAATTAATCTATTTTGAGTATAATAAGTTGCAGGAGCATTAGCTTTTATGCTTGCATTTGATTCAGATACTGTTGCGTTATCTACAGTATACTTTAATGATAAAGTTAGAGTAATTGTTTCTGCTTTTCCTGCTTTAGATACATATGGAATTCTTATTGAAATTCCTCGCATATCATCAGGGGTTACTAATACTCTTTGATTTTTACTAGTTCTATAGTAAACTCTAAAATTACCTTGAGGTAAATTACCAAATACACCGTCTGAGAAGATTAAACTAATTCTATCTTCAATTCTTGTCAAGACACTGTATATGTTTCTTTGGTTTCTAGAAAGACTATTATAAATTATGTTGTTACCTTCGACCGAATCAACTTTTGTCCATAACTCTTGCTCATTACCTAAACTATCTAATTTATAAAGCCAAACATCACTTTGATTAATATTCGTTGCATCAACTGCAACTACTTGGCTTGTACTAGGATTGGTGACATTAAATGTGCCTGTGTCTAATGTACCTTGTCTAAAGTGTACAAAAAATCCTGTGTTTGAACTAGCAGAACCTTGTCCATCATCTCTATATAAAAATGCAAAGTTGTTTCCTGGAAACGGTGCTTCTTCAACAATTTCTGCATCAGTAATATCAGTAGAAATTATTTCAAAACTAGTGCTTCTACCATCTACTGTTTTTGTAAAACTATAGGCTGGAACTTCAGTATTTGTACTATTAAATCTATATTGTTGAGTAGGAATATCATTTATTATTCCGCTTTTAACTGGACGGCCGACTGTACCGTTAACTGGTAATGCGGCATTTAATACTCTAGTATATTGCTCAAACCAATCTGGGTTACTTGGGTCATTCCATAGAATAGTTTGATTCTCTAAATTAATGTTATTACTGTCTGTTACTTCTTCAGTTGTAGATACTGAATCTATTTTTAGTAGGCCATTTGCACATCTATTTCTTTTAGGATTATACGATAGTAATCTTGCTAAACGAAGTACGCTCTCACGACGCTCTGCAAGTTCTAAATAGTTTTCACGAGCATTAAGATCAATACGGAAAGCAATGTTTTGACCGAGGTAGGCAATAAGGTCAATAAGTGCAAGATATTCACTTGATTCTGTGTAGTCATTAAAGTCTTCTGGATAGTTTTCACGCAAGTATGCGATCATTGTACGACGAAGATTATCAAAGTCATACGACTTAAAATCTGCGTTTCTAAAAGTTTGGTATACTCGCTTCCAATCTTCTGCAAGTAGTAGTCTATTTTGTCTATCTGTTGACGACATCGCCTATTCCTCTAATATAAACTATTTAGCGTATTTGATAAAGTGCGTAGTTTATTCTATGCAAGAAAGCCAGCGTTTTCATCAAATTTTAGCCTCATAGATTCTGATATGTTATAAGGCAAATATGTTAAACTACACTCAATTTGAATTCCACTTTCATAAGTGTCTACTGTAATATTATCAACTGTTACTCTTGGGTCATAATTTATAATTTTTGACACATTTTTTATGATTGCATCTTTAAGAGGTTCGGTTAATGGTTCGTACAGTAAATCCCAAACAATCGTTCCGAATGACGGGTCACTTAACTTTTCGCCTTGTCTTATGTGAAAATGATTAATAATATCTTGTTTTATTAAGGCAATATCGTATAAAGTCCACGAAGTAGCATCAGGGTTTACTGTGCTTGTACCTACATATGCCCTACTTTCAGGAATTACTTTAGCCTTTTTACCTGAAGGGACAATAATTTGTTTGTATATGCTTTTTTCTAATGAACTCATAACGTATTTAACCTCTATTTGGTTCTTGTATTACTTCTGTGTTTTGCGCCGGAGACTCTTGAGCAGGAGCCTCGGCTCTCTGTGTATTCTTTGCAAACGTATCTGGAGTACCAATGCCAGGCTCGGCTCCATTTAAATGTTCATGACCGTCCCATGGCTCGTGTTCTGGCACACGTTGTGACGGTTCTGCGTCGGCTGCCTCTGATGGTTCAGTTGCAGTAGGACCGTTTTGTTCTATTGGTCCTGTGAATGTATGTTTACCTGCGGTCCAATGTGTATTGGCAGCGCCTAATCTAGTGTCGCCGCCAGATTTTACGTCAACTAATCCGCCTGTTGTAAGTTTTCCGTCTGTACCTACTTTTATTTCCCAATTTGCATCAGCAGATTGAAAAATATTTGCGCCAGCTTTCATATGTATATCTGCGCCAGCTTCGAAATACATACTTCCATCTGCTTTAAAATTCATATTAGACTCAGTATGTACACTTACATCACTAGCGGCATAAATGTCTACTTTACCATTACTGCTTAATTCTATCCATGCAGTGCCTCTGCTATTGCCTATATAGATAAAGTCTTCAGTATTATGCATTAATATCTGATGGCCAGTTCTAGTTCTTAGTCTAACTAATTCGTTATGAGGTCTAGTTACATCACCATCTGTTTCGCCACCTTCAGCATTTGCGTATTCTGGAGGTGTTGCATCTGGGCCGCCTGGAGGACCTTTTCTAAGTAACGATGGATCGCCGTCATCAAATACTAGACTAGTTCCGCCTAGTCTATTATGAGCTGTTGTTGTTTGAGCAAATTTTTCTCCATACCTAGCTTTAGGTGCACCGTCTCTTCTATCTTGCGGTCCAGGTGTGCTTATACCAAAAACAGTACTAGGTACTTCTCGTCTAGCACTAGAAGAAGTTAAACCTCTAAATTCATCTTCGAGTAATCCTTGTTCTTGCAAAAAATCTTGTGCATCTGTGTTGACTGGTTTAATAAATTTCGTTGCGTCTCTTCCGCTAGCTGTTTCTGTTTTTTTATTAAATTCTCCAACAGGCAATTTTTTAGAACTATCTTGATCATTAAACGTTGTTGCAGGAGCACCTGCCGGTAACATAAAATTAGTATATTCTTCTTGAATGCAACCTATCCAAAAGTACTGTCCGCCTTCTGCACAAATAACTAAAACCTGAGTTCCTATATCAGGAGGTACTGCCCAAAATCCGTAACTTTTTTGACTAAACTGATGTCCTCCGTTAGCTGTCAGCCCGTTATAAGGCGTAATACCATAAAACGGACTTAGGTAACTGCAAGGTACAGACTTACCCGGAGTATCTGGTGAGTTACCAGAACCTGCTTTAGTTTGTATTAATACTTCTAATCTACCTGCATATGTAGTATCTAAATGATTAGTAACAACTCCAATAAACGGGCCAGGATTGTTAGCACCTGAGGTGTCAACAGCAGAGGATACTGTACGTGTTTCTTGTCCGGTATTTTGATTAACTGGGTCTGTCATTATTAGAATCCTATATTAGCACCGTTTTCTCTTGCTTGTAAAATATTATTAATTCTTTGTTCTTCATTTCTTCTTGCAATTATGCGCTGTGCCGCGGCTTCGTCGCCTGCGCCAGATTCAACATCAGCGCCGCTGTCGTCTGTGTTAGGATTTGCCGAGCCTGAACCGTTAGCATTTGTACCTCCAGTTCCTCCTTGACTTCCGCTTTCTGCGTCTGCACCGTTAAAGGTGCCTGCTGGGCTTGAAGGTGTTTCTGCTATAGATGCGCCTCCTGCACCTTCTACTACTACTTCGTTATTTTGACTTGTTGCATCAGCAGTTACGTCATCTTCTTGGTTTCTGCGTCTAATTGTTTTCATCTCTTGAGTAAATTTTCCGCCGTTAAATTTGTTTAAAACATAAATTACTTGATATAATCCGCT